TGGCTTGCTGTAATGTATGGGATACTTACAGGAACTTCTCTGAACTTTGCGTTTGCAATTGCTTTGCTAGAATATTCAACCGCACCTTTATCTGGTTCTGTTTTGTTGCCAAATGTAAAAAACATTTGAAGGGGACGCACATCTCCAGCCAATGCACGTTTCAAAGCACGATTGAATTTCAATGCTCTCGCACGTTCATCACGTTTATGATTGACATGCTGTTGAATGTTTGAACATAATACATCAAGAATGTTGTACCAACCATCACCACAATCAAAACCCCAACACATAGCAGTATGCGTCATTGGTGCGTGACGATACTTGAAAATCTTTGGGTATTTTGCAACTAGTGCTTCATCTAATTCTTTTTTCATAATATATTACTCAGTTATTTCACTTCATCAAATTCTTCAAACTCGTCCCAATCATCTTCTTTAAGATTCTTGGGGTCAATAAACTTTGCCTGGTATTTGAACTTGTCTTTTTGTTTTTTAGATTCGTTCAGTTTAGGTTTCCCTTTGCGACCTTCATCTTCATAGAAGTCTCGGAAACTAGAATACTTTTTTGTTTTTGCCATTTTGTTACTCTGATTCTCCTTGCAGAATTTCAGGTATCGACTCTTCAATAAGTTTTCTAGTGATACCCTTGTACGTAAGTTTTTTATCTTTCATCATCAAAACAAGTTTAGCCTCTTCAGGTGAAACTGTCTCAAGAACCTCAATAAAAATAGATTCACGCTTGATGGGATTCAAAGTACTTCCCTTTAAGAAATACTGAAACTTTCTCAATTCTTTTGGTAGACGATTGTGCCCCCAATTATCTGGAGTTTCCATAGGTTTGTATGGCGGCACTCCAACAGGCAAATCAAATACAATATTCTTATGGAATGTGTAACGCAACACAGTTTTTAATTCTGGTGTTAAGTTTGCAATCTGTTTCAATGAGTTTGCTTTTTTAGCCGCTGGTAATTCTGCGACATGCTGTAGCAACTCAGGCAAATTCATCTTACTGATATCAATAGCCATGTTCAAAATTCCTGTATATGTTCCATCAACTGCTTCATGCGGTTTTGGATAAAATAGTTAAGTAGTTTTTCCCTACCACGTTTAGGGGTATTGTCATAAGCATCTAGAATCTTTTCTTGATACTCAGTTGGAATCTTAGACAGATCAATCAGCAATTCGTTTCGCTTGTAATTTCTCAGCATCACTTCATCACAAAAAGATTCAGGTTCTTCTTCTAACCACTTATTTAGTTTTTTCTCAGTTACAGGTTTTTGTCGAGCATCTGTCACGAATGTGTCATCGCAAGACATAAAATTAGGAATTCCGTCACTTCTGTCGCCTCTGATAATGTGCTCTTTTAGAAAGGCTTCTGGTGTATTAGTGCGCAAGAACTTCTTACCCATTGGGCTATACTGTTCTACGTTTGCAAACTTTTGCAATTGCATAAAGTCTTTGTCACTAGACAAAATCAGAATCTTTTCCGTAGAACTGTTTTTAAGCGGAACACCAAACTTATATGTCAATGTTGCAATAACATCATCAGCTTCAGTCTTGTCAACTTGAATCACTTTATACGGAAAGTATTCTTTGATTTCATCACGCACTTTGTTTAGCGTTTCAAAAATCAGATTCCAGTCCAATGGAGATGCTTCTCTGTCTTTCTTGCGACCTGCTTTGTAGTAGGGAAAGTAGTCTCTACGCCAGTATTTCTTGTCATCGCAACAGATAACAATGTCACCATAGTTATCTTTGAATTTCATGTTGTACATGCGAATGCTATTCAGCACCATGTGGCGAACCATGTTTTCATCAATTACGTTTAGCGCATTTGAATTTATCTGCATCATTAGATTTGAAATCATTACCTGATTCAAGTCAATCAAAATCATTTTAAATTATCCAGTTATTACTCTAACAACAATTGTATCAGAGTTGATGCGACCTGTCAACTCGGCAGGCTTGGTTGTCAATCCATCTAGCAGTTTTTTCAACACAATCTTACCGCCATCAAGCACCTGCTTAACAGCAACTTCGGGCTTACGCAAACGTTTGCCAATGGATGTTTCAGCATTGAAGTTTTGAATTGTCGTGCCTTTGATTGTCAAACCCTTTGCGTTATCTGCATTGTACATACCCAACAATTTAGTTTTGGTATTGTACAACCACACTTGATTTGCACCAACAATCTTTTCTGGCAGAACACTTGTTAAATTCATTTCAGCAAAATCTTTCATGTATTGCACTTTAGATGCAATGACACTTGCGGGTTTCTCTTTTACTTTACGTGCTTTACGTACGGGTTTATTTTCTGCACCACGATTTGTTTCTGCAATAACCGAATCATAGAATTCTTTGACCTTACGCAATTGCACTTTGCTGAAATTAGAATAACCCTCTTTGATATCAGCATCGGAAGTATTCATAACGTCTTCAAATTGCTTAGACCGTTTAATGAATACTTCACACATACGCTTTTGCACAACGGAAGATAGGACTTTGCCCTTTAGGTATGATTGCATATCTGGCGCAAACTTGCAACCACCAGCAATGAATTCATCAACAAGTCCTTCAATCTCTCCGACTTCTTCGGATGCCTTTTCACGAATTCTATCTTGAATAGACAAGACTGGCACAGATGATGCAACAACAACAGCAGATTTTGCTTTTTTAGTTCTCTTTGCAGTTTCTACAACAATCTTAAACTCTTTTACAAAGAATTTTTTGAATGATTCTGATGGTGCATATCCCATACATAGCATACGTGATACCCAACCAAGTTGCACTGGAATAGATACATCACTTGATGATATTAAAGAAATTTCTTCTTTGGGTCTATCAATGCTAGTCATGTATTCGACAACAAACGTTTTTGCTTGCTTGCTGTCACAAAAATAATTATACCAATTCAATGCACGAATTTCTTCGCTTTTGAGATTTGTCATCTCAGATTGATTGGTCCAAGAAGGTTCCATGCCATATGCTTTTGCATCTACACCTGGATTAATCTTGGAAAATTTCATAGTTTATTCACCTATTGTAAATGATACAGATTTAACAGAATCGTAACGGAATGATCGCCATTCGTTTTTCTCTAAGTCAACTACAGAGATTGTTTCATCAGTTAAAGTAGTGCGAACACGGTCAGTTTTCTTTTCGTATTCTGGAATTTCAGACTCTTGCAGGGTGCACGTCATAGTACGCATTGTACCATTTTTCTTCATAAAGTCAACAGTCACAGGACCGTATTTGAGGTGGCTAATTAGCCAGTCTCGGAATGATTTTCGTTCTTGCGCATCACTGGTTGAATAATCAAAATTTGTCATATCAAAATTCTCCATGTTAAAAACATATCTCGGTTAATGTCTCTAGTATAATCATAACCCGATCAATTGTCAAGTTCTATTCTCGGGTTTCGTTTTGGAATTGTTTTTCCATTTTTACCTCACTATACAAATAATCGTATAGTTCTTTGATACCACCAATGTATTTTGCGTCGTGAAATATGTGAGGAACAAAATTAGTTTCTGGAACTAATATCCTTAATTGTTCTATTGTATAATCTTGCCCCAATATAAATAGTTTGTATTGTCGTCTACATACTATCAACAGTGTTTCAACTTTATTGGTTGTTCTACTTCCTTCTGCACCATAAACATAATATGTCATGGAACATTGTACACCTGCAAATATTCACTTGGTTCATTATTTAAAAATGCAGTTTTAAGTGTACCCCTAAAATCATATGTTACTTGATAACCTTTGACAACACTCTGATATGCCTGTTCATTGACAAGTTTACATGTTGGTGTTGATAGCGGCGGTGTCATACCCAAGACTAGAGTAGTATTTCCTGGCCCTGAATAATGTGTCGTGCCATAATTTTCTCGACAATAATTTTTTGTAGTCATGTACGGTACCTTTTCTATGATAGGCTTTACATTTATAACTTTTGCCATATAGTAGCCGTCTTTGATGGACGAATCTTCCACAAGAACAACTCCAGCATTTGCAACATTACACAAAAATAAAGTTGTCACTATACTATGTAGCGTACATGTTTTTTTCATAGTTTATTCTACAAGATAAACTTTTGTAACTGTTTTGATTCTAATTGCATTGCCAGGATCATAATTCATTTTAACTGTACGAATCTGTCCCTGATATTCAAATGTCACATTGAATGCAGTAACGTTATAGCGAAACTCTCTGTCATTATATGTTACACATTTTTGTTGTTGCGCTTGAACAGGCGCACCTGCACCTTCAGCAGATTCAACATTGGTGCATGACATTCTAGGCATTGAAATGGCTCTCATGCTCCCGATTGGATCAACCTTAACAACTCTTGCAATTTCATAATTTACAATATCATTTGCAAATGCATTTGTTGCAATTAATGCAGTAACTGCAACTGCTAAGATTTTCTTCATTATTTGCTTCCTTTTACTAAACCACCAATCACAACTGTCAACCAAGTAATTGCAGAAACAGTTTCTAAACTAACTGGAATGTTAGTCCCAAAAATTACATTAATTGACATGATTGTAAAAATCGAGCCAATTACAATTCCAGTTAGAATAGCGGCAATTACACCAAACAATATTGCAAGTCCGTCCATTTTAAAATTTCTCATAAAAACTCCTAGTCAATATTTACGAATTATAACACACCATGTGTGGTATGTCAAAATGTATTTAACGATGGCTCAAATTCGGCAATTAATTGCCGTTCACGTTGGTGTGCAGGCTTACGACCACGAATCACTTCAAGGACTTCATATTGCCATGATGCACCAGCTAAATTACGCAATGCATTACACATTGCCCAGTTTTTGTTTTCGCATTTTGCACGACTAACATGTTTTTGCCAGCGGACTTTTACCGACCGAACGTATGCTTGCCCTAGTGCAACAGTCAAGCCAACATATGAATCGCCAGTGTCAACGCATGTGACTTTGTACAGTACATGGTTTCTGTCGGAACGCTTTTTTCTCAATGTCATAGGTACAGTATATCACACCTACCACAGAAGTCAAGAACTATTTTTCATCTTGTTGTTTTTTTGCGACAAAATACCCATCCGACAAATGCCAAAAACTGAGTTTATCATAAATATACCAATATCAAGGAGGAATATATGGACATTATAGAAAGTTTATTAAAAGCGTGGCCAGTTTTTTTGGGTTTTATTACTCTTGTTATTGTTTTAGCAAAAATGGATGTGCGAATTGGTGTTTTAGAAGAAAAAATAAAATCATTATTTGATTTGCACAACAAAGGAAAATGAAATTCATATGGTAACAACAAAAAAAGTTACTTCTAGAAGAAAATCAGTAGAACCGCCTGCGCCAGCAGCACCACCGACAACAAAAAACTTTTCAACAGCCGCTTTAGGGTTGGGTATGGTCATTCTTACCAACTATCAAGCAGAAGTAAAACAAGCATTATCATTAATATTAAAAACACTAACATGACTACATTAGACAAATTTTTAGAACTTAAAAAACTTCCTTACATTCTTGCAGGAGTTATATTCCTTTGCAGTCTGTCGGTACTTAGTTGCTTTAAACTTGCTGAAACTCAATTGAACACACTCAATCAAGCGGTTTCGTTTAGTCGGACTATGGTGAAATCGTCTGATGATTTAACCAATTATGCAAGATATTATGTCACAACAAAAAACGAACAATGGAAAACTGAATTCAACAACATAATTAAAGTGCGAAATGGTGAATTGGCTGATGAAAAAGGTATTGCCAAATCATTTAAAGATAGGCTCAAAGAAGTCCCGTTTTTACAGAATGAATTGGACACACTTTTAAAAGCGGAACAGTTAAGCAACAATTTGGCAAAGTTAGAGATTGAAGCATTTGATTGGACTCAAAAGGGTAAAATTGAATTCAACGCTGATGTACAAACTCATCACCACACAGCCGCACAATTGCTGATGTTTGGTGGTGACTATAAGAAATATAAAAATCAAATTATCCAAACGACAAATGAATTTTATACGTCAGTTGTTGATAGACTGCAATCACAATATTTGTTCTATATGACAACTGCATGGACAATGATAATTATTATTAATATAAGTTTAATACTTTTAATAGTTCATATCAAGCACAAAGAAAACATGGGTGTGGTTACTAGACCCAAACGAATAGTAAAAAAACGAATAGTAAAAAAAGTTATTGAGGAGTAAACATGAATAAACAATTATTTTGCTGTGGACAATCTCTTCTTAGGCGCAGGTTTCGGTTTTGCTACTGGTGTTAATTCAACTTTAGCATCTACAGCCGCTGTAGTTTCTTTGATATTTTTAATCGCAGCATCTACCGCAGTCAAAGGAACTTCTTGAATTGTTGTTTCTGCTGCGGGCTTTTTGCCTGTGAAAAATTCTTTAATTTTATTGAACATGATTATTGCCCCTTTAAGTTAAAATTTCAATCGCATGGTTGTAATGATTGATTCTGTCTTCTAAGCCAATATATCCACCATTGATTCGTTTTGTCATTGTTTTAATATCTCCAATATCTGCTAGTTCATTTAATCTAGCAGCAGACCAGAACCAACAAGCAGAATGAATAGCATACTCTGCTTCTAATAACAAATCTGGATTTTCAACTAGCATATTGTTTTCAAACAATGATTGCGAACACTTGGTGTAGTTGTTCTTTCCTGTAATCTGAATAATGCCTCTACCACGGAAGTACCAGCCTTCTCCAGACGCTTCATCTCCATTACCCATACGATTTGCATACACACGATTGGCAATCATTTGTGGATTACGTTCGTATGGTTTTGCATGGGCTTCAGTAGGAAAGTATTTCTTAAAAGTACCAACTAAACCTTTAGCGGAGTAATTCAAATTCTCTTGCATGAGAGTAAAGCCACCAGATTCATGTCCACATTGTGCCATAAATGCCGCAACTCTGTGCGGTGTGTCTATGTCGTATTCAGGCAAGATATTAGCCAAATTGATATACCACTCATCAAAGTTTTTAACTTTTGGAATTAAATGGTGTACTACAGATTCTGTGAAAAAGTCCATCGCTATCTCCTATGAATATCATAGAAGTATTTAGCACAAAATTAATCCCAAAGTGACTGGTAATATTTGCCGAACAAACGAAATCCATTTTGAATTCGTGTTTCAACAACTTTCATGCCGTCATAGTCACACCTGTATGTGTCGTTAGGACCATGACCCATTTGAAACAACATAGCGTCTTTCTTGAAAACTTCATTGCCATTTTTATCGACAGGTTTCCAAACTAAGTCATGCACACCAGAACGAAATTCTTCTTGCCAAGAATCATCATTCTTGCAAGTGAATGCAAAAATCATTTCATCTAATGCCCAATCCCAACGTTTAAAATGATTTTTGTCTGTGTCGTATTCATTTTCTTTTGCTGGCGCTGAAGTTGACTTCATTTCTTCTGGCACATCTTCATCTTCAACAAAAGGTGCACCATGCTTTTTATCTTTCAATTGTTTCAGCATAGGCAACACAATCATTGCGAGTGTGTGATCCATTGACCATGTGTCGTATTTGTCAATCTTGATATAAGTCATACGATTACGCTTAGACTCTATCCATTGACACAGTTTCAATAGCCAAGTTTCTGGTGCATCTTTTGAATCTACAATTTTTTCATCTGTAGTTCCATGAGAGAGCCATGTGCCGAACGTATGCACCCAATCAGGTTTGCTTTTGTGACCATATTCATCCTTAGATTCTTTTGCCCAAAAGCAAAGTGCTTCAGCTATTTGATATGGTCCAACCCAATTATTATAAGGTCCGATGTAGACTTTCATGCTATTGTTGATTTTCTAGTGTAAACATATGGATATGGATTGGGTCTACTGCGAATC